AGATTGAGAGCGGTGTACTCCCGCCAGACTTTTTATACTTTCACTCCCCCCCCTCAGATCCCGAATCCTGACCTCTGTCCGGCCTCCGTGATGGTCTTCGCTTTGTGGTGCTCTATACATATCCATTCGCGATTCAAGTCGCTCTCAGAGCCGCCCTTCCACAGCGGCACGATGTGCTCTAGCTCGTCACCGTAGCCGACCAGACCTAACCGAGTACAGGTCGCGCACAGTCTAGGGTTCGCTCGTTCAAACTTGCGCTTGATTGCAACCAGACTATTGCCACGGATGCGCTCAGTCACTCCACCGGCCTTAACCAGTGAGGTGTTGATCGTCTTAATCTGTGGCTTGAGCGTCTTCATCGAACGAATAAAAAAGACCACCGTTTGCAGGTGGTCAAAGCCCTGCGTGAGCAGAACCAAGGAGATAACAAAAAAGCCCACCGACTTGTGATCAGTGAGCTTACGTTTGCTTTAGGCGTAACTCTCCCGCCTTATCTAGATTTGAATCCTCTTTATGTACTGTGTCAACAGTGCGGATCAAATCTCTTTTGATCAGGTGTGGCAACAATGCAACCTTGGCCTCAAGGTAAGCAGCGTGTCTCGCAGCTGGGCTCAGGTACTGTAGGCGCGGATTGCGAAACACTGCGGAACCGGCGGCCTTGTTCTTTGCGTGCGCACTGATAATCAAACGATACTCAAAGCGCAGCTCGTCCAAGCACACGTTTACTTGCTCGGCTTGGTAGCGGTTTATCTTATCGTCTCGATCATCACCATCTTCGTATATGTCTGTCGTGTCCGCGTGTGCAAAGCCTGGTGACACCCGAGGCGCGCCAAGGTAGGGTCGCTGTGCTTGCATCCAGCAATGCCACACAACAAGTAGGTCTTCAATCTGATCCGATTGATCTTGAGTCATTTGGTATCTGTCTCCCATTTAGTCGTGTCTTGTGCATAAAGATCGCATCGGCGACCGTAAGTCTTGACTGAGAAAACGCATTTAAACTTTACCTCTCGCTTATCTTCGTACGCCCGTTTATGCACGCAATCGCCACACTTTGAATGAGCACGTTGTGCTTCAGCCTCACGCCTCATTGCCACCAGCTCTGGATCGCCCATCATCCACCTCTCCAATAAGCTCATTTTTCTATTGCGTTAATCGGTACGTTTGAGCTCACCGAGATAAGCTCAGGCTGACTGGATGCTCTTGCCATCGCTAACTTGAGCTCGCGTGACAGCGTGTAAGGGCGAGTACTGAATGCTTGCTGGGGTGGCGCCAGCTGTCCTTTTACCTGCTCTCGCTTATGCTTTTTGACTCTTCGCAATTTCACTCTCCAGGCTTTCGATCTGTTTAAAAGGATAGATAAACACTCGCAGCATTCCGCCCTTTAATACCGGCATTCGGACAAATCTCAGATCATCAATGAGCCCATCGTTCTCAATGATCCCTGCGTGCTGTAGTGCATCGCCCAAACACTTATCAAGATTCCCTAGATCTCTGATACGCCGATCAGGTGGCCACGCCTCGACCCATACTGTCAATGTGCCGGGCTCAGCCTTAAGCTGGTGACGCATGGCTGTTTGCTTAACTGCCAACCTAAACGCCTGCCCATCAGCCTTGATAAACTTGCGGCCACCGCGAGCCGCACCGTAATAATGATTTACGCTCGGACACCAAGGGGTCGCAAAGCTAATCAGCACGTTTAGCCTTACGCACCGCCCGATCAGCATCCCACTTGGAAGTCAGCTTGCGGTACTCAGGATCGTTAGGCTGCCAATACCTCTTGACGTCTGAGGCTCGGATATATCCGTTGATCTCGTCGATCTTATCGAGCGCCTCATTGTGTGAGGTCGAGTTTTCACCGTCCTCTTCACGTCGATAAATCGCTTCTTTGCCAGCTTGGATCAGCATTGCAGTAAGCATTTAGGCCTCATAGAGTTGCCAGCTCGTGCTTGATTTGCTCGACGCTGATGTTGTAATAAAAGTTAATAAAGGTAATGTCGGCATCCTGTTTTGCACGCCACGGCCTCGATGCGCGAATAAAGGCAACGCGACAACCAGCGCAGCGGCCGAGCTCGTACACCGCGCCGTGTTTGTGATTCATGCTGCTTGCAGACCTAGTGCGGTTTTGTAGGCACTAATTTGCACAAGGCTTAACTGCATCCCATTGCTATGTGCAGCCTGTAACTTTCTAGCCCAGCGCTTGTGATCCACTTGGCCGCGCTCGTTTACCGGTGGCTTCATTGCCGCGGCCGCCATCTTTGCGATCTCCGCGTCGACCAGATCAGGATCCACAACTGGTGGCGGTAGCTGCATCGTGATTTCAATCGGTGCCTGTCTGCACAGAGTTTTAAACTCGATTACGTTGGGCGCTCTCGGTGGTAAGTTTTCAAGCGCCCATGCAATCGCCTTGAGTCTTGGTGCGTAAGCCGCTAGCTCGTGAGCCCAAACCGTTTTGATGGCGTTTGAATCCAGCCCTTCCCAGAGGTTTAACCAAGCCCTGCCATAAGTGGCCATCAGTCTGTCAAACAGTCGATCTACGACGTTACGCGGCAATGACATTGAGCACCTCGATAGTTTGTTTTGCAACGCCAGGCGCAAACTCGGCCACGCGCTCTCGGACAGATTTTTGATAATTCGTTTCGTTGGTCGTTGGCGATGCTCTAGGCTGCGACGCTAGGTCGATCGAGCTTTGCATCTGTCGCTTCACAATGCCAAGAACGTAGGCAAAGTCTTTGTTTTTTTCCTTCGCCGTGTCGGCCGCTGCATCAAAGACCCCGATGGTTGCCCCAGCGTTTAGCAGGTCGATTAGCCCTTGGTGGCTAGGGTTTACAGAACCAAAACCTTTGGATTTAAGCAAAACACACACAGCTCCCGCTTGCGTCGGTATTACTAAATTATTCTCGGTGTGTGTTAGTAGTTCTTTTTTATTCTTCTCTTTCTCTTTCTCTTTCTCTAGCTCCGCAGAGTTGCCGCTGTTGTCCGCTTCTGATGCGGACAGACTGCGGACACTTGCCTTTCGTTGAGCGTCAGAGCAGCGACGTTTTGCAGACGAACCGTTATGCTCTTCAAACCTTACGATACGGATTCCCTCTGGGTGATCTGCCATCCAACCAATTACAAGCAGCGCCTCACCAAATCCTTTTATGCCAGTCTTGCGGTTAATGCTAGAGACTGACAGACCCGGCATTACCCCATCCTCAGAATGCTGGTCAGCTGCCGCCCAAAGCCAGTACAAGCCACCAACCACCGCGGCCTCGCTTTGATCGGTCAGGTCACACATCTTTGCAATTCTTGGATCATCCCAAAGATTGCCGCGCATTTTGATCCAGTCACCGGCCATCGAATAAACCCCTTTGACCGCGAAATGGCAACCCAACGAGCTTGGCCGAGCGCCCTGAAGATGTTTTGACGGTGCCTGACTCTTCAAGCACGCCTTTTGTGACCAGGCTATTGACCCGGCCGCAAACCTGACTTTCTTTCCAATCGAGCGCAGCTGCGATCTGCTCGCGTGTCATTGGTCTACCGGCCTCTTTAATGGCCGCTAGCACTTCCATTTCTTTATTCTGTAGCTCAGGTGCTCGAAACGAATGAAACGCCGCTACAGACGTTTCCGCTATTGCTGTCCGCATATTTCCCCCTTGTATTTATCTGCACGCTGATAGGCTTCTTCGAGCTCATCCGTCCAGTGTCCGAAAATCTGTAACTGTTCACGCGTGCGCTCGACTAGTCCAAGCTCTCGACGTCTGCGCCACTCACGCGGATACTTTCCGCTCTGATCCAAATCAAAGTGACATCGCGTGCAAAGCGGGAAAATCTGCGAGTCGCACGCCTTGATTCCCATTCCTTTGCCGTAATTGCTATGCGCAGCCTGAGAAGGCGGCTCTGCGCCACAAAGACCGCACGGCATTGACGCGACTAGCCGCCTATGCTTTTCGCTTCTCAGAGGGCGAGATTTCTCAATCATGCGGCCTCCGCAAGGTGCTCGGCCTTCCAAGCATTGATGTATTCAATCAACTCTGAAAATTCCGGCTTAGTGAGTTTTGACGTGTGACGAAACACGACATCAACACCGTGGCCATCGAGGGCAGGTAAAAATTCAATTGATTCGCCGCGAGCTCGCAACCAGGCAGCGGTTAATAAACGCTTCCAAGTCTCGACGTCGCGCAGCTGGCCAGCCCAAGGCACCTTCTTAGCGACCTCGCTGATGGCCGCGTGCAAATACGCGTTTTGGCCAAGGTTGCGTTCGTCCTTGGAGATCTTGACAATATCGCCTTGATCAGCGCACATCACGGCTTCGCACGCTTGCGCTCGCGCTATGTCGTGGACCAGGACAAAGTACCTTTTCACTTGCGACCAACTACCAAATCTTCAGCCCACTGCCTGCGCTCTGTTTCTTTAGTAAGCTGTCTTTCGAGCTCTTCAATGCGACGCTCAGCAGCGCTTTTCAGCATTACGAGTTGATAACCCCTTTTGTTTGATAACCACTGCAATGGAGCTTCGTTTCCGCACAAGGTCATAAGCTCATCGAGCTTGTCAACCGGGAAGTGAGCATCACCCTTCATAATCCTAGACCAGTGACCCGCATCAATTCCTAGAGTCAAATAGATCTCTTTATCCTCAAGGCCAGATAGCTGTACACACAAAACGATTGACGCAAGAAAGGTTTTTTTACGAGCGACAAGCTCATAAGGGGCTTCCATAACATTTGCCTTTCGCACCAAGGACAGCTCAGGGTGCTCAACCGTAACTATTTTTTTTGATGACATTTGCCTGTCTCTCGAGCTTAAAAAAATGGGACTATGCAACTATGTTTTTTGATCTAACCAATTCAGGCCAAATTTGGCGCCAGTCATCTGGCCGTAGGTCACGACGAGTGACTTTGCCCTTAGTGGCCTTTTCAATATCTACGCAACGAAAAGGAGGAACCGGTTTTTTTTTGCTTGACCAACAAGACAAATCAGGCGCGTGAGCACCAATTTCTTTTGCCAGTAATGACAAAGATCCGCGGCCTTGGTTCGATAGGTATGTTTTGAGTTCCATACGCATAATTTAGCGTAACGCTAATTTGATTGCAAGCGTTATGCGAATTCTTTTTATTGTTATTTTGCTATTCAATCAAATCATGAAAGAAATTACAGCAATTAGGCGCGAAAACCTAGCCAAACTTAGGGCTAACTACAAAACACTCGACGAGTTTGCGGAAGCCTGCGGGATCTCTTCGTCTCAGCTAAGCCAATGGATTAATGGATCGCTTGATTCAAAAACAGGCAGGCCAAGAGGTATGCGGTCTGATAGTTGCAGAAAAATTGAAGAAATGACCGGCATTACAAAAAACTGGTTAGACACGGATCACTCAACTGGACAAGCAAAACTAGCAAGTCAGTGGGAGCAAGGACTTCATTTTGTATCTAACATTCAACCCGTTACATTAACGGCCAATCAAATACCTTTAGTTTCATGGGTAACAGCTGGACACTTAGTGGATATTATTGATAACAATCTGCCCGGAGAGGCTGATGATTGGATAACGCCAGAGTTTACAAAACCCAGTCGCCATGCCTTTGCTTTGCGAGTTGAGGGCGATAGTATGTCTGGGGGCGGTACCGGAATCAATTTCCCCGAAGGTTGTTTAATTATTATTGACCCGGAGAGAGCTCCGAAGTCGGGTGATTATGTTGTGGCCAAAGACGTGGTTACTCAAAAAGCTACATTTAAAAAACTAACAACTGATGGTGCAAGTTGGTTTTTAAAGCCAATCAATCCAGCTTATCCAACAAAAGAAATTGACGACCCTGCATTGCGAGTAATTGGTGTAGTTATCGAATGGCAGACCGGCGGAAAGCTTTGATTCAAATACTTACAACCCGCTAAGATCGAGATAAAAATGAGAAAAATGATTCTGCCTCTAATTATTTTTTATTTTTTAGCTGAAGTATTTTCACAAATTTTTAAGCAAAATTTTTGGGCGTGTTTTGCAGCTGTGTTAGTCATTGGTTATTTTGCTGTCAACATACTTGGCGGGGCTATTGAAGGGCTTAAAGGCGGTGCGGCCAGCTCGGGCGAGTCTGTTTTTCAGTGGCCATCATTGGGGCGCTTTGAGTTTGAAGTGGTTGGAGAATCAAATTACCAAAGCGCCATTAAATCAATTGCCGACAGCAGCGAGCAGTGCATAGCGTCGATCATTCCCGAAGATAGCAATAAATTTGACCAGATGGCGGTCAGAATTGATATTCAAAATAAGACAGTGGGCTATATGTCAAAAGATGATGCTCGCAGCTTTCGTAAATTGCTAAGTAAAAATAAAATTGGCGGCAAAGTAACAAGTTGTAATGCAACGATTACAGGCGGCTTTGTTTTAAGAGATGGTAGCAAAGCACACTATGGAGTGTGCCTAGACATCAAGCCATTTGCCTAGTTCATAATCTAAATAAACCAAGCCCGCCTTTGCGGGTTTTTTTTCGTCTGCAATTTTATAAATCCTAAGTAATTTCATATAAGGGTTTATATATTTTGTAAATTAGCGTAATGCTATTTACAAGAATTTAGCATTTCGCTAATATCTTTTTATCGGCAACTCGCCGCCAAGGAGATAAAAATGAAACAAGGAAGCTACACCGGACAGAACTGGAGCCGGTCTCAGTCCACTTTAAGCACTGGCGCCCTGCCAATGCGTAAGTATCGGCGCGGCAGTTGGTACGAGGCTCAAGGCCTGTACGCGCAAGGCTCTGAGCGAATTCCACCCGTCGCGTGGGTCTTGGCAGCCCTGTTCATTTCAATCGCCGTTGGCGCGCTGCTAGTGGGCGCAAAGGCGGGTCTGTGAAAGACGATCAACAACCAGCATTTCCGACTTGGAAAAGATCGGAAGATGTTTCGGAAGGTATGTCGCTGCGCGATTATTTTGCAGCGGCTGCGTTGCAAGGATTGCTTGCTGATGGGCATAACAATGGATCACCAAATTGTTTTGCAGACAGTGCGTATGTGTACGCCGACGCAATGTTGAAATTTGCGAGGTCAAAATGAGCCTCTGCCGCGTATCCATTGAAGAAGCACTAAACGACATTCCGGCCGGAAAGTATCAGGCCGCGATTGTCAGCAAAACCAACGAGCTGCTGGCAGGAATGTTTGACCCAATGTCAAACGACAACTTCGCTTGTTTTTTTAGCGCTGACCTCAACGATAAAGACATCCAGATGCTGCTTTATATGCGCGACGCGCTAAGAGTCGGCCACTTCGACCAGGCTGCAAATATTTTTAAGACCGCACTGGTCAGCTTTTACACCCGCCTCGCGCGCATCGAGGCACAAGATCAAATTGATAACGCAGATTGCCGCCAGTGCTTTGACGTTGGCTGCTTTAACTGTTTTGAACCGGAGAGGGAATAAATGAGTAACGCACTGCAAACGCTGACGCAAACCTTAGCCGCCAAGCTCAATATGGGCAGCGGTGAGGGCTTGATTGAAACCCTTAAAGCCACGGCCTTCAAAGCAAAAGAAGGCGTCTCAGACGCTCAGATGACCGCGCTGATGATTGTGTCAAATCAATACGGCCTTAACCCTTGGACGAAGGAAATTTACGCATACCCAGACAAGGCAAACGGAATTGTGCCGGTGGTCGGACTCGATGGCTGGTCGAGGATCATTAACTCAAATGCGCAATTCGACGGCATGGATTTTGAGCAAAACGACGAATCATGCACCTGCACGATTTACCGCAAAGACCGCACGCGACCAGTGCGCGTAACTGAATACCACTCGGAGTGCTACCGACCGGGCTTTAAAAAAGACGGTTATGAAATTAAAGGACCGTGGCAGTCGCACCCCAAAAGAATGCTGCGCCACAAGGCAATGATCCAGTGCGCGCGCTTGGCATTTGGATTTGTTGGTATTTATGACCAGGACGAGGCCGAGCGGATTGTTGAGTCAACAAGCATCGATGCAAGCACCGGCGAAGTCACCCCCAAGGCCACGCAAGCTCGCGCCGAAAAATCTATCTGCTCAGACGAAAAATTTGCAGAGAACCGGACAGCATGGCGCGAGCTTATTAAGTCAGGCAAGAAAACCACGCAGCAGCTGGTCGCAATGCTTTCAACCAAAACACTTTTAACCGAGGATCAGTTAGTTGAGATTGACTCTTGGAACCACGAGGAATAATCGAAATGGAAAAAATCTTACGCCACCTCGACCAAGGCTCGCAGTCCTGGCACGATTTCCGCGCTAATCACTTTGGCGCGTCTGAGGCGGCCGCAATGCTTGGTCTGTCAAAGTATCAGACACGCACTGAGCTGCTGACTGCAAAGAAAACAGGCATTACACCCGAAGTCAGTGGATTTACGCAAAGTTTGTTTGATAAAGGTCATGCGGCCGAAGCCACAGCTCGCGCGATCCTTGAGTCAAGGCTAAAAGAAGACCTATACCCGGCTGTTTATTCAAAAGGCAAGCTATCCGTAAGCTGCGACGGCATCGATCTTGCCGAGACTTTCGCTTTTGAGCATAAGTTATTTAATTTTGCGTTATTTGATTCGATTGCGGCCGGAATGCTGCCAGACGAGTACCAGCCTCAGTGTCAACAAGCTTTGTACATCACGGGCGCTAGCCGCCTGTATTTTGTTTGCTCTGATGGTACGGACGAAAATTTTGCAATGATGGTAGTCAAGCCCGACGCAGACTGGATCGCTCGGATCATCCAAGGCTGGGCTCAGTTTGAGCGCGACCTAATCGACTTTGTGCCAGTAGTCCACGCAGAGAAGCCCAAGGCCGAGCCAGTTAAAGCCCTGCCAGCGCTTGCGATTTCGATTAAGGGCGAAGTATCAGTCTCGAACTTGCCGCGCTTTAAAGAGGCCGCGGATGCCTTTGTCGCGACGATTAAGACTGATCTCACAACAGATCAAGATTTTGCCGACGCTGAAAGCAATGTGAAATTTTTGGACGAGGCCGAGAAATCGCTTGAGCTGGCCAAGAAAAACGCATTGGCTGACACTGCCGACATTGACGAGCTGATGAAGACTATCGACCATATCAAGGATTCGATGCGCGTCAAGCGTCTCGCCCTAGAGAAGTTGGTCAAGTCAAAGAAAGAAGAAATCAAGTCTGGCATTATGCTTGCCGCGCAACAGAAACTCGCCGCGCACCTCAAAGAATTAAGCGACGAAATTAAGCCTGTCGTGCTGTCGGTCATTTGCCACTTTGCAGAATCTGTCAAGGGCAAGCGCTCGATTTCAAGTCTGCATGACGCTGTAGACACAGAGCTATCGCGCTGCAAGATCGAGGCCGACTCAATCGCCGCGACTGTTCGTAAAAATCTAGCGCTATTTGACAAACAAGCGCCAGGACAAAAAGCCTTGTTTGCGGATCTGGCCACGCTTGCGCTGCAATCCTTTGAGACCTTCTCAGCAATCGTCGAGAACCGTCTCGCCGCCGAGCTGGCGCGAGTCGCACAGATCGAGATCGAAGCCAAGATTCGCGCCGAAGCACAAGCCAAAGCCCAAGTTGAGGCATTTTTTCATGCAAAGCTACAAGCCGAGATTGCAGCTCAGGCCGCGTCAGTTGTGCCGCCCATTGTGATGACAAACAAGACTGTTTCGATGCCTATTGCGCCTCCAGTTACACCGAAGTACGCAGACAAGCCGACCCCTACGCTGCGCGAGATTGCCTCCCTAGTCGCGTTTGACTATGCAGTCGACGCAAAAACGGCAACGGCTTGGATCGTAAGCGCAGTTAATCATTATCAAAACCAAAGCGAGGCAGCATAGATGGCATCGGTCAATAAATTCATCGGGCTTGGAAATTTGGGGCGCGACCCTGAGGTCAGGCACTCGGCAGACGGTGTAGCCGTTTGCAATATCTCAATCGCTTGCACAAATTCTTGGAAAGACAAGACCACTGGCGAGCGCCGCGAAGAAACCGAATGGGTGCGCGTGGTGTTCTACAACCGCCTAGCCGAGATCGCTGGTGAGTACCTGAAGAAAGGTAAACCAGTCTATGTCGAGGGTCGATTAAAGACTCGCAAATGGCAAAACAAGGAAGGTGTCGATCAATACACCACCGAGGTTATTGCCGACTCAATGCAGCTGCTTGGTGGCCGCGAGGAAGGCTCGCAAGCGCCAGCTCCGCAACAGCGTCAGGCACCGGCAGCGCAACCACAAGCCCAACGTCAGCCAGCTGCGAATTTGGCTGATATGGGTGATGACATTCCATTTTGATATGGCGAAAGCGAATGCTGTTGCTTAGGGTAGCGCCCTGCAGACATTCTAGATAGACGCTGAGAACAGCTTGCACAGTGCAGCGAGTAGCCAGTAGTACCAGCGAGCAATCGCAGCCCGAGTGCAAGTCTCGGGGCTTACATACAAGCGAATCAGGGCGTTTGAATGTGAGCCGATCAGGTCTTAGCCGCCTGTTGTTGTTTTTAATCCTGAACTATCTAAACGCTGCTTTATGCGAGCGGCTCACAATAATAGGAGATCGAAGTGAACGAGCAAAAATTACCAGCAAGTCATCGGACAATTTTATCAATTTGCAAAACGGGTAAAACTCTACGCCAACTTACCGAACACCTACAGTTTTCGCCGAGCACGCTTTACAGCCAAGTATCAAAATTGCAGCGCCTTGGTCTTATGTCGAAAGCGTCCGGTCAATTCGGCAGCGTATTTTTTACCCTTCCAGAAGATCAGCGCCGCGAGCCAGTACCGTCAAAGGCAATCGCGCGGAAAAATGGGATGGTACTTGATGCCCATATCATTGAGCTTTGCAGAGGTGGCGCTCGTATGCCTGAGCTTGTCGAGCGCTTAAAGTTTACAAGCCCGTACATCGGCCGCCGACTCGCGGGGCTTAGTGAAAACGGGCAGGTTAAAAAAATCAAGCTGGCCGCGCATCACGAATGGGCTTATCTGACTTTTGGCACCGAGCTCGACCCAAGATATTTAAATAAAGACGCTGCGCTTTTTGTAAATCCGGATCTGATCGAGCTCAAAAATTCCGAGCACGAACGATCACCAGGCACAAACGAGGATTTTGTACGGCAGTCGCACAACATCTGGAGGATCGCAGCATGAAGCGATTTATCTGGACAGACATTAGCTTGCGCCAGCTGAGGCAGCATTACCCACACACTACAGGCGCTCACGTTGCGAAATTGATCGGCACTAGCCTGTCGAGTGTGTATGCGAAAGCAAAGGTTCTGGGGCTGTGCAAGTCTGCTGAGTTTTTTGCAAGCGCCGAGTCTGGACGCACGACTGGACAGATCGGCCAGCAGACGCGCTTTGCGTCAGGCCAAGAGTCTTGGAATAAAGGTAAGCATTACGAGGCTGGCGGCCGCAGCGCAGAGACGCGCTTTGTCGCCGGCGCCATGCCGCACAACACCAAGCCGATCGGCAGCTACAGAATCAACGGCGAAGGCTATCTTGATCTAAAGGTTAACAACGACAAAGGCGCGAATCACGTTCGCTGGCACCCAGTGCATCGCTTGGTCTGGGAAGAGGTCAACGGCAAAGTACCTCAAGGTTCGATGATCGTATTTCGTCCAGGCGCGAGAACTAACAAGCTTGACGAGATAACGATCGACAAAGTTGAGTGCATCACCCGGGCCGAGCACGCCAGGCGTTATCAGCCATACGCTCGGGGCAAAGAATTTGGCGATCTAGTCATCATCAAAAGCCAGATCACAAGACACGTTAACCGCATTCAGAGAGAGGCAGCATGAGCACAATGGCAGAGTTGCGCGCAGCGCTAATGGGTACGCTCAACGACCTGCGTGATCGCGAGAAGCCGCTCGATGTAGATCGGGCAAAAGCCATCGCACAAGTGGCTGGCGTCCTAGTCGAAACGGCCAAAGTCGAGGTCGATTACATAAAAGCAACTGGCGGAATCAAGAGCGAGTTTATTGAGCCTGAGCAAACGCTGCCGGCCGGAGTGCTTGGTATTCGTCAACACAGACTCAAGGGCTAGAAATGATCTCTTTAATCACTTCAATAATCGTGATGGGCGCTCTGACCTTAATCCCTTTTGCGCTCGGCTTTTGGTGCGGCAAACTTTACCAAGGGCTCAAAAATGAACGATGACAGCGTATTAAAGCGTCAGGTCGGAGGCGTTCATTACACCAAGCTAAAAATTCAGCCGATGGAGTACAGCATGGGCAACGGATTAGATCCTTGCCAGCACACGATCATCAAGTATGTGACTAGATTCCGTGACAAAAACGGTCTTGAAGACCTAAAAAAAGCTCGGCACACCTTGGATATGTTGATCGAATTTGAACAAGGCAAAACAAAATGATTCCCCATCTTCACAATCTCACGCCAGAGCAATGGGCAGAAAGAAAGGCCAAGAGTGCACAAACTCGATTAAGAAATAAACAATTGCGAGCTGGGCGGTGGCAAAAAGAATCGACGTTGCTAGAAAAGCATACGGCTCTTGCAAATATTTCAATAAAACTAACTTCAAAAACTTTATTGTCAGAGGGTGAAATAGTAAGCCGCAGCGATCCGTGGGGCAGGGTAAGCGGGGTCTATTTTTTAATTTCAGATCAAAAGATTGTTTACGTCGGTCAATCACTATGTATTTTTTCAAGAATAGACCAACACAAAAAAGTCAAACGCTTTGATAGGTTTGCCTACATACCATGCGAAAAGACCCTACTAGACTCACTTGAGTCTCTTTACATTCATTGCCTTAGGCCTCCGCTCAACGGATACAGCAATGGCTTGATTTCTGCACCAATGCAACTCGACAAATTGCTAAGAAAGGCCGCTGGAAAGTCTGAATATTGTTTAACAGGGAGTTAGCAAAATGCCAATCGAATTTGAAAGCAGAGGCGCGAAATGACACCTGAGAATCTTGTGCGTTACCTAGAGCATGGCTACGTTATGAGCCCTGACGATCAAGTTCAGGCCGCGTTGTACACACGCCAGCTGCAGCAATCAAACAATGCACTGCGTCAAAGTTTGATTGAGTTTGCCGACCAGATTTTTATGCTGCGCCGCGAGTTAACTCAAAGGGATGCGAAATGATCACTTTACGAGACCAGCGCGAATCTGGGCAGTTATTTGACGAGCTCGAGCGGATCATCAGGGATCAGGACGAAACGATAAAAACGCTGCATAAAAATATCAGTTTGTATGCGACTGAGATCGTGAAAATCAATCGGTCGGTGGGCGCTGCACTGGCTGTGCTGCAAACTGGTTAGGCCTTGGACGTTGTGGCTGCAATTGAAATATTGAGGGGTGTTAAATGAAAGAACTAGAGATGGCATTAGAAGCCCTGACAAACCCGTCAACGATAGCGGTGCAACACGCTATTGAATTGATAAATGCAGAGTTAGCCAAGCCTGAGCAAGAGTTTTATCCCGATTGGGATATGCTCAAGCCGTATCACGAACGCATTGCAGAACTTGAGGCGCAGTTAGCCAAACCTGAGCAAACACCAAACTTTTGCAAAGATTGCGGCAAGCGATTAACAGAGGGTTGGGTTCACACTTGCAGCCCTCAAGTTAAGCGTGAATGGGTCGGGCTAACGGATGATGAAGAAATCGAACTGGATGAAAAGTATGGCGATGACTTCAACGCATATATTGATGCCAGAGATGCCAAGCTCAAGGAGTTAAACGGATGATTCTGTCTGGCGTCGAGCTCAAAGACTTAACCGGCCGCCGCCAAAAGGCTTGCCAAGTCCAAGCCTTGCGATTTATGGGCATTGAGCATAAAGTCAGGCCGGATGGCTCAGTCGTTGTGCTTAAAGCGCACGTTGAGCAGTCTTTAGGTCTGCGGGAAGATCGCAAGGTCACAAAAGAATTTGAGCCTAATTGGGGCGCTATGTAATGGTTCGTGTACGAAATGCAGAGAATAAAGGCCTGCCCGCTCGATGGCAGCTAAAGCACGGTGCGTATTATTTTCGCGTGCCGCCGGGGCTTGAGTCACATTGGGATGGCAAAACAATGTTTCGGCTCGGGGCAACCCTGCCTGAGGCATACCGCGTCTGGTCGGCTAGAGTCGATGCGCAAGACAAAGCAAGCAACGTGCGCCAGCTGCTCGAGCGCTATCTGCTTGAAGTTGTGCCGAACAAGGCACCCAAAAGCCAGACTGAGAATGTACGCAGCATTAAACGGCTGACTGCGGTGTTTGGCGATATGGGATTAAATGACTTTAAGCCCCGCCACGTCTACCTATACGTTGACAAGCGCGGAGCCAAGACCGCCGCGCACCGCGAGATCGAGGTGCTAAGCCACGCATTTACTAAAGCTGTCGAGTGGGGTTACATGGATCGCCACCCAACAAAAGGGCAAATCAGGCTTGAGGGTGAGCCGCCGCGCACGCGCTACCTTGAGGATTGGGAGGTTTTGGAGATGCTGCACCTTGAGCCAATCCGCAAATCCGGCAGCGTTTTAATGATCCAAGCCTATATTCGACTCAAACTCGTAACCGGCCTCGCTCGTTCAGACTTGCTCAGACTGCGCCATGGCGAACATTTAAAAGAAGATGGTATCCACGTCACCCGCCACAAGACCGGCACGCGTGCAACCGTCTACGACTACGCGATGGTGCCTGAGCGCCTAGAGGCCGTGAGCCTTGCGCTGCGCACGCGCCCTGCACTTTCACCCTTTCTATTCTGCAATCGCAAGGGCGAGGGCTATATCGACGAAGCAACAGGCGAAAGTCACGGCTGGGATTCAATGTGGAGCCGGTTCGTCGCAAGGGTGATGAGCGAAACAAAGATTAAAGAACGCTTTACCGAGCACGACTTAAGAGCCAAGGTAGGCAGTGATGCAGAGAGTCTAGATAAGGCGCGAGCTTTGCTGCAGCACGCCGATATTCGCACGACTCAACGGGTTTACAGGCGCAAACCAGAGCGAGTTTAGCGATTTCTATGGGACAGATGCCCATTTGTGGGACAAACCCTGTTTTAGAAATGAACACGCCACCCCGAAGAGTGGCGTATTTACTAGCTGTACTGGTGCGCCCGGCAGGATTCGAACCTACGACCCCCTGGTTCGTAGCCAGACGTTCTCTGACCTATAAATTATATAAAAATCATATACTTAGTACAAAAAAACTGTCCCATATTTTGACGAATGCACTATTGCTAAGTGCCTGATTTCATTAGCTTTCAAAAACCCCAATGGGACAGATTTTTACCGCTTTTAGCGAGGCCAAGCCCGTTGCAACATTAAGGCGTCGTTAGCGTGTTGGTCAGCCTTTTGCGCCAGTTTTGAATATCGATCAGCGCACTCTGCGAGTAAAGCATTGGCGGCTTTGGCAAACTGACGGAGGGCGTCAGCGGAGGCGCTGGACAGTCGATTGTTGAGGGTGGTGAGCTCGTCGCGCAGCCCATCAAGTTGATCACGAGCAGCATCAGCGGCAGCAGTAGCAGCAATTTGATGACGTTTAAATTCATTTTGTGCCTCTTGCAATTGGTTTTGAAGGGTTAACTCGCGTTTTCTTGCCGCTTCTGATGCAACCAGTGCGCGCTGCACATATTCGTTTTGTGCCTCTGAATAGCCAAGGCCGCGCTCGTGTCGCCCGTAGCCCCACAATGCAGCCAGCGCGACCAGGACAACCAAAGCGATCTGAACATATTTATTCGACAGCAGCATCAAGACTGGCATTTTTCGTACTCCTCTTGGCGCCTACGGGTCAAGCCGGGTACTTTTTGAGTGCCAACGTGATCAAACAAGAGAATCTTCTTACAGGCCGCGTCATAGTCCAATTTGTTTAAAACTGGCGCGATGTACCGACAAAATGATCCGATGCCTAAGTTGTAGGTGAAGGATAAGTAAGCGTCGTACTCGCCCTGGGTGATGGGCGCAGTGATGCAAGCGACCATCCCGCGAGCGTGCGCCTCGGCTGACTCATTGAGCTTAATAAGAGCCCTGACTGGATCAGTGCGCTGCCCTTCTTTGACCCCGCTAGTCTCGCCAAAGCCGATGGTCAAAACCCCGCCAAGGTCTTTGTAGGTCTGGCCAACATAACCCTCGTGCTGCGCAATGCCGATAAGCGCCGCTGCCGAGATCGCAATACTTCCGGCCGCCACTCTAATCTTCGTACCCATCTAAACCTCCTGCTGCCAGACCAAGCGAGAAACAATCACGCCGACGGTAGCCACGCCGGTAAGCACTGCGAACAGGTGCTTGGGCAGCTCGTCAACGTAAATTGGCACGACAACCTGCATCAAGGCGAAGATCGTTGCCAGCATCCCGAACCGAATCGACCAGGCCTTGCGTAGAATCTCGCGCCAGTTTGGATAGAGCCTCATAAATCACCCCTCACTTTTGCAGCCTCGCCAAATGCAACCAGGCACCCGACGCCTTCCGTGATCTGAACGAGCGACCAAGTGCCACTTTCCCGATTTCCGTAAAAAATGTATTCAGACTTCTCAACGGGGCTTGGTGAAGTCCAGATCGGAACCTCTTTGAATTTCTCAAGATCCGCCGCGACGTTTTCTTTCTTGCCACATAAAACAGGCTTATTGATGGTTTGTGCCTCACTAATGGCGCAAAAAAATAAACCTAGAAGTAAAACAATGTTTTTCATTTATTAACCTTTAGGTAGCGAACCATCCGGAAGAGCCAGTCAATTCATTTACTAAATTTTTGGTTATTTATCTTCTTTGCCATCCACTCTGCGATGTAACTCAGCAAATGCCTCTTTTGAATCCCGAGCCATTTGGTTAATTGCATCCAAAAGTTTGTCGACTGTCTTCTCTAGCTTTTCGATTGACCTTGCAAGCTCACTCTGGGTGACGTAAGACTGCGCGACGTGCAACTTATGATCTGCTAGCTCTTTTTTCAAAGCTGTAATTTCAATGCCCTGACCAGAAATCAGCGCGTCGATGCTCTTTTCTGATCTAGTGAGCGACCAGCGCAAGGTGCCGATAATTAGCGACATCACAAAAATACCGACTGATACGATCCATGCTTCCATGCCTGCCTCCAAAAATTAAATAGCCAGCATCTCAGGCACGACGGTATTTCTAGCCACTTGGCCGTACTGTTTGTGATAGGTGATAGCCGATACTTGTCGCTCGCTGATCCAGCCGCCTCTGGCCGCATACGCATCTCTGGCCGCGAGCGTTGGGTGCTGAATCACAGTCATGCCGCTGTGTTCTTTTTCCTCGGTGTGGTGGCGATGGCCGGTGTGGCAATATCGTTTTGTGGTCGCGCCCCAAACTTTCGGGAATTGCGCCGCAAACAATAAGGGCAGCTGATCATTCTTGCTTAGGTGGCCGTGGTGAAAGGCAAGCATCGTCTCGCCATGTGCGTGCAAGTAGTAAGGCAGCTCGCTATCAATGACAAGCACGCGAGGCTCGTTTTCGTACAAGGCTCTGAACAACGTGCGCAGCCAGATGCTCGACACAAGGTCGTGATTGCCCTCGGCCATCAGCACAATGACCTTTTCGTGGTGCGCAAGCGAGAAATCTACAAGCCGCCGCAAGATGCGAACACTTGCTTGGACAATCTTAGAGAACCGCCCGTCTGCATCGAGTTGGTGGTGATTGGTTGGTGTGACCGCTGCCATGCCATCGAAGTGCAGCCAATCGCCTAGTTGACACACAAAGCCTGTGCCAGCTGGCGGTGAGGCCTTGACCATTTGCTCAAAGCAGCCGGTAAGAATCTGCTCTGCGATCTTTAAATCCCAATCTGCGCCGCCCTCTTTGTGCCATGCGAGCATCCCGACGTGCGTGTCAGTTAGAACGTATAAGTTACATAAAGCCTCGTTATGTACCATTTGTGATACAGAGGGCGCCACTCTTGGCAAGTCCTCGGCCATCGCAGCAAAAGCCTCTTTAATGATCTGAGCACGTCGCTCTTCGTCGGCATTTGATTTGACCCACTGGCCGCGGGTCTTTCCGTCTTTGTCGTAGTAAGTCGAAACTCCCTTGACCTTAAACCCATCAGGAACAATTTTGTTCATGTCGTGTTCAGGCGAAAACCCACGCAATGCAGCGTTACGCTTTAGAATTGCTATTGACTGCTGGATCGCCGTTTTGCCGACTCCGAGTGCTTTAGCAGCGGCCGACATTGAACCGTGTTCATTTACCGCATCGAGGCGCTCACCCTGCTGCGCGTTACCAAATTCTTTTAACTTTACGTCGAGCATCGAAGTTTCTTTCTCCAGTAGCAAGTTCCATCAGCGCCATAGTGACGCGACGGTAGATACATCTTGAAACCGCAAGAAATTAAATTATTTGTACTCGCTGGGTTCTGGTAGGTGTCTGAAATCACCCAAGACCAGCCGAGCCGTTTTGCATGGGCAAGGCGAACCCGTATAAGCTTCTTTTGAATACCCTTGCCTGTGTACCGATGTAGCACACCCGCGCGGCACAGGTAGCCTGTATCACTCCAGCGCGACGATCTTTTTAGCCCACAAAATCCGATCGGGTTTCCGTCAACAAACGCGATCCACCAATACCCGCCGGAAACGTCAAAAGGTGTGTCGCAAGGCAATATCTCAACCTGCAACCAAGCGAGCAGCGCTGCGACATTTTCTTTTGTCGCGTCGACCCGCTTGATTTGCAACATGGCAATCCCATAAAAAAACCGCCAAAAGGCGGTCTGTTTGGCTAGCTTGGCTTACTGTACCTCTTCAGCGACCCAAGGCAACGGAGCCGACACTGGCACAGGTATCTTCTGCGCGTGGATCTGCGCTTGCACCTCGCCCTCCCAAGATTCGATCCGATCTGCGCCGGCAGCTTCTTTTGTCCACTCGATAGCTTGCGCTTCGGTAACTTCAGCGTAAGGAGTGTAATTTTTAGAATCGGCCTCAAGTAAATTAAGCGCGTAACTGACTTGACCCGTAATGCCATCTTGTTCGTCTGACAGAGTAAAGTTAACCATCGTCACCATGTCTGGGTGCGATTCGTTAGTCACCATCAAACTGTTTATTTTCCATTTCATAGTTGCACCTGTGGAATAGGAGTTACGGGGGCGTGCGTGATTGCAGCAGCATCTGCTTGTTGCTTAATCTTTATCATAACGGGATAAGAATTGCTTTTATTTGGCTGCTCACCAAGCAATTGCAATACATAGTTAATTTCTTCAATCGTAAGTTTAAAAGGCAAGTCCATTTTTATCCTACCAAAAGATTACGGGTTGTGCCGGCAGCGTCTTTAATCGTGATGTAGCCAGATTGAGCCAATATTCCGACTGTGTGTGTGCCAAATCTTAATACGCCTGTGCCTTTTGGTGTCAGGGCTAGGTCAATGTTGGTGTCTGAGCCACCCGCTGAGATTGTCGGGGATGCGCCTGTTACGCCACCAGTCGCATTAATATAGTTGACTGCTGATGCAGTGTTGGTAACGGCGAATTGTGAACCAATAGTTAACGCACTAGCACCTGCCGTGATTGTAAGTCCGGGAATCCTGAACGCTGTGATTGAACTATTGCCTAACGTGATTTCGTTGCTGACGGTTGTAGTAGATACCGCTGCACCGTTACCAAGGATTAAATTATTACCGCCTGAGACTAACGTGTTTCCTGCCTGAAACCCTAACGCAGTATTACTGCTTCCTGCTGTGTTTGCAGTAAGTGTTTGATAGCCAACTGCTGTGTTGTTAGCACCCGTTACAAACGTAGCAACCGAAATACTAAACCCTGAGCCTGTGCCGCCAAGGAGTGCCGCTGCAACGGTTAAAACGGTAGCCGCTGTTGATGACGCAATAATACCCCCAGTCACTAATGTAACCGTAGTGACTACACCGCCTGCAACAACTACCGTGACGGTTGGATACGTTATAAATGTTGCGCCACTAACGGGAGTCATTGCAACGGTTGTGTACGTTCCATTCGTGTACCCACTGCCTGCGGTGATTGCGCCAAAGGTTGCCACGGCAGTCGTTGCGTTGATAAGTGCCTGATAACCAACCGCTGTTTGAGATGATGCAACCGTGTTGCAAGTCAGTGCGCTTGTGCCTACGGCAGTATTAAAAATTCCAGTATTGGTAAAATATAAAGCATTAAAACCAACGCCTGTATTTTGATTCCCAGTCGTGTTTGTAAATAAAGCACCTGAGCCAATTGCTGTATTATTACTTTGCGATCCACCACCTTTGCCTACCGTTGCCCCGTTAATTGTGGCATCGGTAGTCGAAATTACTTTACCTGTGCCTTTTGCTGTCAAAGTCAAACTAATGTTGGTGTCTGAGCCTAAAGCAGAAATTACTGGTGCGCCCGTAGTAACCGCGCCAGTTAAGTTTAAATAATTGACTGCGGAGGCTGTGGCAGATACCAATACTTGAGTTGTGCTTGCGGTTTGAAGATATACGCCTTTATCGCCTTTGCCTGAAATCAACATTCCTACGTTTGTTTCGCCTGCCGCACCAAACTGAGGAAAACTTCCAGACCCTGCGGCTGATACTTTAACGTAATTGACTGCGGATGTTGTGCTGGCAATTTGAAATTGATTAAGACCGCCTGCGCTTCTAAACGAATGAGAGCCTGTGCCTTTTGCATCATAATTTAAAGTGATGTTTGCATCGCTACCTTGTGCCGAGATTGTCGGGCTATTACCTGTAGCTGCGCCTGTTGCTTGCAGATAGTTAACCGCAGAGGCTGTGTGGGCTACTACAAGTTGCAAATTAGCGCCGGAGTTTGTGTAAAGAAGTAAACCGCTACCGCCTTTGCTTGCTAAAGACAACCCAATGTTTGTATCAGAACCCTGTGCAATGATTGATGGTTGAGCAAGTGTTACTGCACCAAATACGCTCACATAATTCACCGCACTCGCCGTAGGCGTGACCCGCAAAGACTCTGCGCCAACTAACCCGCCAAGCGATGTTGTGCCTGCAAAGACGTTAGCTGCCGTGCCGTTAGCGTAGAAGTTAAAACGGTTTGTGCCGCTTGCGATGTTGCCGTAGAAGCCGTAGTTGTTGGTTGCAACCGTTAAATTAGAATTTGCAAAAAATCCGTATTGGTTTGTTATAGCAGAGCTTGCCCCTAGCGTAGAAAACGCAGCGCCAAAATGCTGCATGTTTGTAATTGTATAAGCCGCTGCTGTTGTTGATGGTGAAGATAAAAATGAAGAAAATTCTGTAGTTGATGTGCTTGGGGCAGTGCCAATATTAGACACAGCTCTAGTCACATTTGATGCGCTAACTAAAGTTCCGCCAATTGTTATTTGAGTTGCACTACTACCCGCACCAATACCAGTCCCAGTCGTGATGCGACCATCATTAGTAATCCGCATACGCTCAGTCGGACTAGACGCACCATCAGCCGTGGTGCTAAACGTCAAACGACCGGGCATATCGTTTGTGCCGGGTGTGCCGTCTACGGATGAAGCAATAGATGCCGCAGCAATTGGGTTTGTGCCATCAGAAGCCGCAAAATAAATAGTGCCAATGGTATCCCCACTAGATACAACCCCTTGCGCTCCAATTGCGCCTCTGCTTTTGTTAATTAGCACAGAACAACCAAACGTATCAGCAGAGTAGCGCATAAGTGCTGTCGAAGAACTTTTATTATCTGTACCAAGCACTTGAAAATTTGGAGCAATTCCCGGTATATAAGCAGTTACTGCTGTATGACCAACGGCTACTTCACCATTGCCATTAACCACAAACGGCGTAGCGTCAGGATTGGCACTATCCTCAACTAAAATAGCGTTTCCTGCACCAACTTGAGTAATGCGTAACGCAGCGTTTGCAGAGTTGTCTGAAATAACAGCATTAGCAGACGTTGTAAGCGTAGTAAACGATCCTGCCGCTGCCGTAGTTGACCCGACTGTTGTGCCATTGATTGCGCCGCCTGTAATGGCCGCTGAGTTAGCGTCTTGCGTGGCAAGCGTGCCAGCGCCAATATTCTCTCTTGCTTGAAGAGACTGAGGTGCGGTTAAAGTCTGAGCCTGATCCCATCGAACGCTTGAAGCAAGTGTCGTCGAGGCATTGGTTGCACTTGTGGCGGCATTTGTGGCGCTCGTTGCTGCAGCTGCGGCGCTTGTGCTTGCACTTGTGGCGCTGCTTGCAGCATTGCTTTCGCTATTAGACGCGTTGGTTGCACTGATGCCGGCAGCGGTTGCTTGTGTCGTTGCAATCGTTGCTTGCGTTGACGCAGTAGTTGCGCTTGTTGCAGCTTCGCCTGCCTTAGTTGTTGCTATAGCAGCTTGCGTAGTCGCTGTAGAGGCCTGAGTGGTTGCAGTCGAAGCAGAACCTGATGCGTTTGTTGCGTTCGATGCGGCATTTGTTGCTTGAGTCGAAGCCGTAGTTGCAGACGTTTGAGCACTAGTAGCTGAATTACCCGCATTAGTTGCCTGCGTTGCAGCGGAAGTAGCTGATCCCTGAGAATTGGACTCAGAAGTCGCAGCTGCATTTTTCGAGGCTAGTGCTGCCGTTGCCGAGGTCGCTGCGTTGGCTGCGCTTGTAGCGGTTTCGCTTGCTTTAGTCGTGGCGGTCGTGGCTGATGTTGCCGCGTTCGTTGCACTTGTTTGTGCGCTTGTTGCGCTAGTCGCGGAATTTGTTGCGCTCGTCGCTGCTGCACTTTTTGATGCTAGAGCGTCAGTCGCGCTCGCTGCTGCATTGGTCGCACTGGTGCCTGCCGCCGCATTACTTGCCGCCGCTGCCGTTGCGCTATTCCCCGCTGCTGTTGCAGAATTGGTTGCGTTGGTCGCGCTAGTTGCTACGGCCGAGACGGAGCCTGCAGCCGAGGTCGCAGACGATTGCGCAGCTGTCGCTGATCCGGCCGCCGCTGCTGAGGACGCTGCCGCATTAGTCGCAGACGCTGCCGATTGCGTGGCGCTCGCAGACGAGGCTGCAGCTGCCGTTTGAGCCGCAAGTTTTGCAACCGTAGCCTGGTCAAGTGTCGGCGCTGTGCCAAAACCTAAAATCGCGTGCAAGTTGCAAGCAGAGGTCGGCACTGTGCAAGATCCGAGATCGATCGTGCCACCGTTTGGCTCAGACAGCATGACACGGTACTGAGTGCCGGCCGCACCTAACGAGTTTGGCCAAAGGTTTGCAACAACCACGCCTGAGCTATTGGCTGTCGCCAAAATTTCTCTTGGCACGATCAGACCATTTTCAGTATCTGCGCTGCTAAGCAAAAACCTAAATTTGCCACCGGCAATAAAAGTACCGTCTGGACGGTTAGCCTGGCACGTTACTGATACTGTAGTAATCGGCATTATTTATCCAATAAAAAACCGCCCGAAGGCGGCTTGATTTGTTTGATTATGTAATTAACTTTTTTCTAGCAAATTTCGTCATGCTAGATATGTCCCAGAAGAAATAAACTTTAAGATTGTAAAGTTTCCGCTTGTGCTAACCGTAGGTGATCCAGTTATTATCCCCGTATATTTTGCTGTAGGTATTTTCAAGATAGCCACACCAGAGCCGCCACCACCTGGAATTGTCGACCCCCCGCCGCCGTTGCCGGTATTTGCCGTTCCAGATCCCGTAGTTGCAGCATTATTGCCACCCCCGCCTTTGGCATAAGTAACTGATGTGCCGGTTATTGATGATGCGAGGCCAACGCCGCCAATTCCGCTATTGCTAGCACCGGATCCTCCTGCGCCGCCTCCACCGCCGGAGTTTGCTCCACCGCCCGAGCCTTGCCCTGATACTCCAGATCCTCCAGCTTGACTTACACCACCGCCACCACCAGAACCCCCACTTTTCCCTGCAACCGATAAGTACGATCCAGCCCCGCCGCCAATGGATGTGGCAATATTTTCAATAACCGTTTCGTATCCATTTGTTGCTGGGCCTTGCCCGGTACTTGCCGCGCCGCCAAGACCAACAAGAATGCTGTAAATTTTCCCTTTAACAATTTGTGAGGTGCCAGCCAACCACCCACCCGCGCCACCACCACCCGCAGACTCAGCGCCACCTCCACCACCGCCAACACATAAATATTCAATCAAGTATGAATAGCTTGAAAGCTGTTGTGATTCTGAAAGTGAAATAATGCCAGAGGCTGGAGTTTTTAAAGAGCCAATTTGACCAGCATTGCCGCGAGCCATTACGATATATCCTCGTAAGAGCAAACCCCCTCAAGATCAAGCGCAACGCTGGCGGTAAGTCTCAAAGAATCGCCCTCTTCAAGATAAAACGACTTGCTAATAATATCCAAAGTCGAGTCGGCAGGGACGCTTACAGTGCTTGCGATTCGATAGGCAACGCTTGCACGAAACAAGTCAACCGTAACATCGGCAGCGTTTGTTCCGTCCACGTTAGAGATATATAGGGCATTAACTTTTAATACCTTTCCGCTGGCTGCGGCATTGGTAAGGATGGCTGTTGCGGTTATCCCAATAATTTGTACAGCAGTCCTGCCTGTGATGGTGACGACGTTGACGACGTTAGGTGCGGCCATTATTTAAGCTCCAAAAACAATTGATAAGGCAACGGCTTTGCCGGTTGCGAATGTGGCAGGCAACCATTGAGCAGATACGCCGGGCGTTGCGGTCGTTACGTTTGCCAAGTTTGCTTTTAAAACCCAGACAACGCCGTTATGAGACACAGAAGCTGGGATGTTTAGTGCGCCAGTAAGCGTAGACCATTCGCCCTTAAAATTAGCCGCACCCGTCGCCGCTAAAGATGAGCTTGTGGCGCTCGTTGCGCTCGCTGCTGCGCTGACCCGATCTGCATCAACTGCAACTTCAAGAGCGTTTGCCTGAGTTACAAATCCAGCCAAAGACGCCACGAGAGCAAAAGCGCGAGTGTTAAAAGTTGCCGTGTCATCGGTTGGTAGTGGCGCCGTTGGAAGTACTGTCATTGTCATGTCAAGCCCTCAATTTCAAGTGAACAGTCTGATCTTGTTGGATACGAAATCAAAATGTCGAAACTTTTGTAAAAGCCAAAAATAGTAGTCGATTCGTAATCGTCTGTTCCAATCCAGAGCACGTTAGTTGCGCGGATCTCGGACAGAAATGTTTGCAGCTGATCGGTCTCGTATTTTTCAATAATCAGGTCAAAGTTTGCGCGCTTAGCAAATGCGCGCTCGACAAGCACCGTATCGCCAAAGTCGTTTTTCTCTTTGCGCGAATAGTCCTGAATTCCGACTCTTGCGCCGTACTGGACGCCAACACCGAAGGCTCGCTGCTGACCGAGCATCACCACGCCCACGGCAAGCTCTGAGCCGCCGTTGATTGTTATTGTGATGACCCCATCGACGTAGCTTGGAAGATCAAGGTTGATCGATTGCGTGGGTGTAATTTTGGTGCCGTAGAACCAAGCCCACCAAGCCGAGTACAGAGGCATCGCCGCAAGGTTTAACGTCTTTGAGAACACGGTACCGCCGCCCAGCACGCTTGTCATTGAAATGACAACAGAGGTTGCATTGGTCAGATTAAGCACGGCCAGCGCGTTAACCGCTTGATTTGGCGTGAGAGTGTAGCTAATGCTCGTCGCACGCTTGGTCTGCGTGGTGACAGACGTATCAAGGCAAGCCCAGCGATTTGTTGGGCTGACTTCAATCCACCACAAGGGCTGAGTCAGCGGGTCTTTGTTAAGGTTCGATGCTTGCAGCGACTCGTAAATCTTGTGAGTGGCCACGATAATGACGCGAGCACCAAGCGCGTAAGTTGCAGCGCTTGACCATGCCGAATAATCTGCTTCTGTCACAGTCGACGATGTAAGCATCGCATCGGTGATCGTAATAGGCTTAACTACAACTAAGGCGCTCATACTTCAAGCCTCACTTCGGGCAAGCCGTTTGTTTCCCACCGCTCAAGCACCTTAGCCGTGCGAATTTGAATCTGGGCATTCGATCTCGACTGCGCTTGAATATCGGTTCTGAGGCCTTGGATTTCCGCCGCAAGACTACCGCCGCCGAGAATCTCTGCTGTTTGGCCTGCCGTATAGATTTGACCAGGGCGATTAAAGTTAATCAATTCTGCGCCTTGCTCGCCAACCATTGCTAGGCCGCCTGGGTAAGCCCCGCCAGTTGCGTAACCACGAGCCTTTGCCTCTTGGCTTCCAATAATTCCAGCGCGGATCTCTTCGATACTAATTCCGCGAGTTGTCCAGTCAGCTAGGCCTGCAGCGTCGGCATTGCGACCAAGAATTTCTAAATACAGCGCATTAACCTTTTCTGCGAGGCCATTGCTCGACTGCATTTTTGATGCGCTGATCGCAGAACCAAGCGCGTCCACTGCGCCTGCAACCGTCAACACCGATCCATTGAGGCCTTTCAATTCGTTGATCTGATCCTGAGCGTAGATTAGCTGCTCTTGGTAGAAGGCATTTGTCGACTCAGCTTGGGCGCCCAGCTCATCAATCATTTGCTGAGCGACTTCAAGTTGCAGCTCGGCAGTCGTTTTCTGATCTTGCGCGACGCCTCTTAAACTGGAAAGCTGCCCACCAAGCTGCATTTGAGCTAACTTCTGCTCGTAGCTCGATGTGTAGCTCGTTGCATCCATGCCAGACCGAACGGCTGAAACAGCCGTCTCGAGCAAGCCCTGATCTGGTAAATATCCAGTATTGTTTGCCGCATCAATGGCGTTTCGAATAAACGCCATACCCTCGGCCGCCGACTGAGCCGAGTTGATTGCGCCGCTGAGCTCGTCAATCTGGCCTGTCAGGTAATCAAAAATAGAGCCTAGCGCAGAAATATTTTGCGTGGCAACGTCTTGCTGTGCCTGGGCGATTGCTTTTCGCTTTTCAATCTCGTCGATCGCTGCCTTTTGCTCTGACTGGATTGCAGCCTGTAAATTCTGAAATGCTGTATCTACCAGAGCTGCAAGCGAGTTTTTCAGGCTGCTGAAAGCTGGTGCAAGTTTGATTAGGTTTGCAAACAGCGTGTCGTCACCGGCTGCGCGTGCGGCCTCAACCATTGACCTGAACTGAGCACTTGTCGAAGGCATGACTAGCCCGAGCTGGTCAAATACCTTGCTTAGATTTTCAGTTGTTTCAGTGGCTCGCTCTTGTGCTGAGTAGAAGTTTTGGTAATAGACATCCGTTGCTGCGACGAGTTTGTCTAGGCCGCCGAAAGCGTCAGCGAGTTTAGACGCTGCGTCTGCGCCGGCCGCTGACGAATCGTACAAAGCAATATTGAGAATGCCGAGCGTGTCGTTGACGGTTTTTAGACTGCCGCCAAGCCGTGCAAGCGTATCACTTAGCGCTTCACCTGAGCGCTGAAAAGGTGCGATTTCTGCTGCCGCGAATCCTGATAGACCGTCAGCGTAGGCCTTAATGCTTGCGTCAATGGCTTTCTTGGTTTCTTCTGGAGATAAACCCTCTAAGCTCTTTTCAATGTCGAGCGAGTATTGAGTGAGGTCGCGTGCTGGTAATTTGAGAATGTCTGTGTACTGGCGAACCGAGAGAGCAACAACACCGATAGACGTATCAAAGTATTTTTGCAGCTCTGAGTCGACTGCTTTTAGCTCTGTGCCTTTCGAGCCGCCGCTTAACCAACCGCCTTTCTTTGACCAGTCTTCGTACTCTTGAACGATTGCGCCCATCGAGTTAAATGTAATTTTTAATCCGGTATCGTCGATAACTTTTTTGCCGGTACCAAAAGCGGCATTTGCCAAGCCGCCGACCACGCCACCGATCGCTGCGCCAAGTGGGCCACCGACAGCAAACCCAATTGCTGTACCGGCACCAGTTGCTAGCCAAGGGCTGCTGCCGCCGATGCCTTTACCGTCGCTGATGATGTTGCCTAGTGCAAGGCCTGCGCCGATTCCTGCAAATGCAGACGCGGCCGAGCCAATAGCACTAGAGGACATCACAAGATTTGCACCTGCGTCGGCCATTAAACCGCCAGCCTCACCGGCAGAGGTCATTAGCGAAACTCCAAAATCACTTGCGGCAGAGGCGACTGTTGACCCTAAAGATGCAAAGCCGCCAGTGATCATTGAGTAGGCGCTTTTTAAAGTGCTTGCCATGCTGAGCATACCCATTGATCCGCCAACAGATCCGCCCGTCGAGCCATCCGTTGCCGCCGCCGCTCCTGATACACCGGCAGACATAAACCCGCCAACCATCCCAGTGATAATCGGCTGCAACATTGGCCGCAAGATCATCGTCTTAAACATCTTGACAAGAAAATCTTTAGCGTTAACTCCGCCTTCCATTAGCGCATCGGTTAGCGATTGCCCGATCTGGTTGTTAATCTGCTTGATCTCGTCTGCGTACTTTTCCTCTGCTTTGAGTCGATCTGCGATTGCTTTATCGTCGATCTTCTTGCGGTCATCGACGAGCTTTTGCATCTGCTCTTTTTCAATGGTCGCAAAAATTACGGCTTCTGAGTAAGTTGCCCACTCGGCTGTGCCTTCTTTAAGGCCAAGGGTAAGCAGCTTTTGTAAAGCAATGGCCGTCTCTTTTTCGACGTTTGACATTGTCAGCGCCGCAGTCTCAAACTGAATTGCGTTGACAAGGTCGTTGGCTTTGTCGATCATTTTTTGATACGAGTCTGCGCCTTCTTTTTTGTAGTTAATAAATTCTTTTGCGGACTTAGCCGCCGCTGCGGCCGCTGCCGCTTCCGCTGCCGATTCTTGATCGTCAACTTTATTAGCTCGTTTGACCGCGTCTAGCTCTTCGGCTCTTTTTCTTGCCGTTAAGATGCTCTCCGAAAACGCATCAATTTCTTTTCGTGCTGCCGCTGCGTCGGCTTTCATTTGTGTGCCGATCTCGCTGAAAGCTGTAAAGTCAAGCGTGGCAAGCGCTCCGAGCTGCTTTGCAATGCCGACAATCTCCAGGCCGACTTGTTTTAAAACATAGACCACGTTTGCAACAATAACGATCACAGCCTCAAAGGCCACTGCAATTGCTTCAACCAGTACGGATAGTGCGCCGCCGGTGCGCTTGGATTCTGCAAAGGTTTCAGCAAGGGTTACAAGAATAGGCAGCAAACCGCTTGCAATGACCATGCTAGTACCCTTGGCGGCTGCTCCCATTTCTGCAAGTTTGTCATTAAACTCGTCTGCTCGCGCAACTAGCTCTGGAGTGATGCCGGACAAGTCTTTGCCCTTATCGATCATCTCTTGAATTTTGGCGCTGCCCTCTGCCAGCAAGGGCGCGGCAGATTGCCAGCTCTTGCCAAGCGCCTCGGCCGCGACTGCTGCGCGCAGCTGTGGGTCTTTAATTTGTACAAAAATATCGGACAGCTGCTTGAACGCCTCTAGCGGATCTTTGGCTGTAATGCCTAGTAATTTGAATTTCTCAGCGTCTTGACCCATCTGGACAGACAGCTTATTGATTGCTTGAGCTGTTCCATCAAGATCGCCGCCTGATTGCTTGGCCGCCAGCTCAAGGCCAGATAGGTTCTCGACAGAGAGTGCCGTGGCTTTGCTCAGGTCGTTTAGTTTGTCGGCCGCGTCGATTGCGCCCTTGATGTACGAGGCAAAGGCTGCGACAGATAAGGTCGCGCCAAGACCCACGAGCGCATTCATTGCGCTGTTTGCGCCGCTTTTGATCGACGTCATCGCACTGGCGACGGTCTTTTTTGCAGCATCCATATCTTTCTGCAAGCGAGCGACGTTAGCCGCCATCTCGATTGTCAGGGTGCCGATCGGTGTGCTCATTTTTCCGTCATCTCTGCGATTGCTGCGCGGTCAATAAAAAAAATTGTCTCGACTTCAAAAGGCGAGAGCTCGACATTAAAGACTTGCTGATAAGCAAGTAATTCAGAAAATAGAATTGGGCTTATGCTCATTCCCCCAGCTGGCCGCGAGCAATGGAGCTCCATGAATACCCTCAAGAGGTAGTCGCTGCCCAAAGGAATCGGAGGTACATCTAACTCAGGTGGTGCCTTACCCGTTGCCTTTTCAATGGCGCGAAGGTGATCGAGCTCTGCGCTGCCATCTTCGCGCTTCTTACCTAAGCGTATTTGCGCTCTAACGTGGGCTGCTAGGCCTTGGCTGAGCGCGTGATAAAAAGCTCTTTTTCGCCTAGTGCTGTATCAAGTTGGTCAACGAGCCAGCCCATCTCTGGATTGGTGTAAAGCTCAAGGGCTGCTGCCTTAGAGAATACGACAGGCACGCCAGCATCATCGATTAAACCTGTCCAGCCAAGCGTGAAGGCTGCTAGGTTTTCTTTCTTTTGGCTTTCGGCGTCCTCTGGCTCAGGCATTTCTGCGCGACCAGTCTTTGCGTATGAGCGCAGGAATTTGCGCGACTGAGCGAAGGTGATGCGCTTGCGGTCTGGGTGCTCAGGGCCTGCCATTTCAAAAATCACGCCAGTCGGATCTCCGGTGGCCGGATCTTTAACTTGGATTTTTGCAGACGCGACTTGGCGAATCGATTTCAGATTGAAACCTGACATATTGACTTCCTTTGAGGGTGAGAAAAATTGCCCGTGCAGATACCCGCCGCACCCTCAAAGTGCGAACGAGTACCTGTCGGTGCTAGTGCTGGCGAGTTAAGCCAGGCTGTCTTGAATGGCGATCGTGCTGGCTTCGTTAGCTGTGCCAGCGCCGCCTGCCGAGTTAAGCAAGGCTGTAAACGGGAAGGTGCGAACAACACCACCCTCGCCATCTGCCTTGTCTGCGCCGCCGAGCTTGACGCGACTCATTGAGAAAGAAATAAAATCAGCTGCTGCGTCGCCAGTGGTTGTCAGTGCAACTTGCAAGCCAAGCTCTGTCTCGCCGAAAAATGCTGCAGGCAAAACGCCATCTTCAAAATAGGCGGTGAATTGACCGCTGACTTTGACGCGACCCGCAAACTGAGTGGGTACAGTGTTGGCACCCACGACTGGATCACCAGAGAACATTGCCTCGATGTCAAAATTCAAACCAGTCACAGACGCGAGAGTCTGGCCGCCGACGCGCAAGACGCCGTTTACTGAGGCAAATACGCCTGAGCTCGATGCTGCTGTTGGGCTTGTGAAGTAGCGACTTGAGCCTGGTGTCTGACCGTGATCTTTTCCGACAACATCTAAGCCGATTGTGCTCATGCCTGTGGGTGGCAATCCGATCGACGCTTTAGAGAATTTGCAACCGGCAAAAGTCTCTGAGCGCGAAATGTCTGCATACCACTCTTCGATTGAAAAGCTCTTGTCAGTGTGGCCGCTTAAAGGGATAAAGGTGGTTTTGCCGGGTACCGAAACAGTAGCCGAGGCGATCGGGCCTTCTGCGACCAAAGCCGAGCCATTGAGCACCAAGACTGTCAGAGCCAAAGCGGTAACACCGGTCACAAACAAGTTTTTATTTAGGTTTGATGCGTTGAAACTGCCAGCGCTCAGGCGCACAACTTGGCCGACTTTAATGCCATCGGTCAAAAATGAACCGGCTGCACGAGTGACCGTGTAAGTTGGTGCTGTACCAGCAACAGTGATGCTTGCGGAAACAATTGAGGTGACAGCTGCAAATTCACGCTTGACCACCGCGGCCAAGTAAGGCGCGTAAGAGCCTGGTGACAATTCGCCGTTAATCGTACCGGCGACGCGACGCACGCCATGACGCATATCTGCTGTTTGCAGATCGGCACGGATCTCGGTTGATTCGTAGGTATCTTTCGAGAGGTTGAAGGCTGCGTCAACGCGACGCAAGAGCTGCGCGCCAGTAACTACTGTTGGCAAGACTCCGTAGCTAGTCTCTTCTTTGATTGCAACTTGCTTAAATACACCTGATGCTTGTGGCATGATAATTTCCTGAAAAAATTGCCGTGAGGCGGACGAAAAAAACCGCCTCATCGACGGTGTTGGTTGTTGGTACTTATTCGTACCAGTGAATGATGAAATCTTGTGAGGCGTACCAAATCCCTGCGTCGGTGTCTTTTGATATTCCTGTACGCAAGTCGCGTACAACCGAAACGATCAACTTGCTTGCATACGAGCCGCTCTTTAGATTCATCGCAGCCATTACCGCTGAGAGCACAGAATCGACGCCTGCCGCGTCTGCAGCGAGAGCTGTGACCTGCACCCTGCCCGTTAGCAACTGCGCCCCAAAGCTCGCATTTAACGTCATCACCGGGCTTGTGCTGATCGATTCGTACACGAGAGCTGGCATCGCCGAGCCCTGGTTAAGTTGAGACACAGCGCGACGGGTTCCAACAAGGGAAGTCACGCCTGACACATTCAACAGTGCCGCTGTGATCAATTCCGCGCTCATCGCCCGACCTTTTTCAATTCTTTAGGAATTCGTTTAGTCATGTAGTCTGCAAAAGCCTTGATTGCGGCTGCTGACTTTGAATCAAAAGCGGTACGCATAAAAGGGCTCGGATGGATACCGGGGTGCGTCACGGTTTCCTTGGCCAGCCCTGCAAAAAACAAACTCTTGCGACTTTTTGGTTTAATTTCGTAGGGCTTGCGCTTTGATTTTGAGCCCTTGCCTGCGTAAAAGCTGCCTGTACCAAATTCAATCAGGTGGGCATACCAAGCCTTATTACTTCCGGCTGTAACCTTCCCACGCACAAAGCCAAACTTTTCGCTCTTGCGAACAAAACTCACTCTTACACTTCTCTGCAGCTCGCCAGTCTTAACGTGGCCGCCAGAGGTCAGCTGCGCTTTTGCTTCTGTTCTGATTTCATTCAGGCCAGCACGCATTGCGCCGCGCATTACATTTTTTTCGATCTTGGCTGGTAAGGTCTTGAGAATGTCATCAAGCTCTTTAAGCCCAGAGATGCTGATCTCAGAGGCCATCGAGCGAGCCTTCGACACAATCAAAGACGATCCACTGATTCTTTTCGTCTAGAATCCGCGCCGACAAAATATTGATAACCCTGCCGTTAAACAGAATCCGCATTGCAGCCATGCCGATCGGTGCGCCCAATACAGCCTGATAGCGCGTCGCAATCGTGTGAGTCAATGCCGAGGTCATCTGACCGCCTGAAACCTTCTCAGACGAGCTGCCTGCTGGCCTGATGCTCGCCTTGGTTGTGACTACAGTTGCCCAGGTGTTTACTTGCTGGCCGTAAGCGTCAAGCGATACAGATTTGTTTTGTATCTGTATCGTGTGGCGGCACTCGTTGGCGTGCATTACAGAGTCCAGCCCGATCCGGCCAACCACAAACTGCGAGCCGATACTAAATACTTTTCGCGATCGGCTGGGTCTGCTTCGTAGTCAGCGCGAACCATCAAGATAATTCCGTTAGCGTACTCAGGCACCGTGAGCGGATCTGCCACGGCATCGGCGGCCGAGTAATCCGGCACAGTGCCATAGACGTGCTTGGCGCACTCACGCGCTGCCGACTCCATTAACCGCAAGATCAGCGCATTGTCATCATTGTGCGTAACCGAAAGCGCCGCTTTGACGTCTTCAAGCGTAAGCATTACTGAAGCGACTCAGCGTAAGCGACTGCGGCCGGGTCTGTGTCGACGTGACCAGAGGCCTGTGCAACAGCTAAATCTGCCGCCTCAATCTCGATCACCTGGTCAACTTTTCCATAGGCGCAATCAAGCAAGACTCGCGCCTTGGTTTTCTCTGCAGGTTTATCTGCGGGTTTCTTTGTAGCCATTTTGGTCTCCAATTTGCTTTAAACAGCCCACTTGCGAGAAATGGGCTGGCAAAGCAGACTGCTTAGGTTGCCGAATTCACGAAAACCTTGACTGCGGCTGTGTCGAGCAGGTTTGAACCTGTGCGAGTCCAGCCGACGAAACCGACTTGGCCATTCAAGGCAAAGGCGCTATCGTCAAAACGCAACATCGAAGTCGAGTTTTGAACGTCGCGGATCACAAACTGGCTGAAGTCACCAAAAGCAATCGACTTGGCGTTAGCTGCCATCGTTGCAACGTCATCATTGACCGTGAAGGCGTAGCCGCAAATGGTGGCTGGTACGCCGCCAGCAATGCCTTCTGCATCGCCTGGAGTCCAGATTGGGCGGCCGGTTGTGTCTTTCAACTTGCGAATGACTGCAACTGACAGATCCTTCAGCATGAAACGAGCGTTAGGACGATAAGCTGAGTTAACCGAATAGATCAGGTCAACCAGATCGTCATACGTCACGGTTGTAGCTGTACCAGTGGCACCAGTCTTGCCGGTTGCAGCGCGAGCCATAACGCCATAAGGCTTGCTAGAACCGTCGCCAGTTGTGTAATGCTGGTTAGTGATGCGAGCCAAACGGGTAGCCAAGCGATTGACAACAAACGACACGACGTCGATGGCTGAGTCTTGAACCAACTCAATTGGCAGGGCAATTTTCTTGCTGCCGTATTTGAATGGGTTAACTGCAACGGTGCCGAAAGTGATGTCGCCAGCGCTTGCTGCGCCGTTCTGAGCCACGATCTCGCCGACTTCCGAAGTACCGTCTGAAGTTGGGTAGTTAAGATCATTGCCACCAGCTGTGGTCAGGATCTGCGAAACTTCGCGCATTCCACCGAAGGCTTTCATTGCGTCAACAACCATCGCAGCGATTTCGCTAGGTACTGTGTACCCGCCTTCGCTTGATGTGCTGGTGCTCATCGCGTTGTGAATAGCGGCAGCCTGGTCAGGCGTGACATTCTTGCCATTACGCAAGTAGATGCCGAGCACGTCTTTTGCAGACATTTCGACAGACTTGCTAGGTGCGACGTTTTTGAAGAATGCGTCTGCATCCAAATCGCGCATTTTTTGATCGGCCTTGAGCTGATCTTGCGCGCGCTGAATTTCATCTGCGATATTGTCAAACTTCGCTTGTTCGTCTTTCGACCAGACGAGCGAACCTTTTTCAGACAACAAAGCGTTGGCTGAGTTTGCGAGGGCTTCGACTTTCTCGCGCAGAGCTTGAGTGTTTGTCATTTCGACTTTCCATAAAAAAAGCCCCTTTCGGGGCAATAATTGAGGCATCCGGCCTCGTCGGTTTGTCTACGCGAGAGCGTCAGGCAATCTGTAAAAGCCGCAAGCGATTTTGGTTAGCTGCGGCCATAAAAAAACCCGCTTCTGCGGGTTCGTTAATTGGTTCAGAAATAATTTCGGGTTCGGGCTGGATCGGCTCTGGCGGTGCATTTTTGAATGCCGAGAGGTTCCAGACATTCTGAGCGGATTTCACCGAATCGATGCGATCAATAAATCCGGCTGCAAGGGCTTCTTGTGCGGTAAACCAAGTCTCGGCTTCCATCATTGCTAGAACTTCAGCGTCACTCATTCCGGTTTTTTCTGTGTAATCCTTGATGATTGACAGCTCGATCTTCTCAAGCAGCGCTGCCATATCCATCATGTCATTTTTGTCGCCGTAAGCCATGCCAGAGGCGCAATGGATCATAAATAAAGCGCCCTCTTTCATCACGACTTCGTTGCAAGAGAGAGCAATCGAGGTGGCTGCCGACGCACAGAGCGAGTCAATGTGAGCAACGGTCTTACCAGAAAAGCGCCCAATTGCAGCCATAATGGCGCGGGCTTCAAAGACGCTGCCGCCAGGGCTGTTGATGTAGATGTTTAAGACGGGTGCGTCTTCAGCCTGGGCAAGCTCGTTAATCACGGCCGCTGCGCTGACGCCCCAGTATTCATCGATCACGTCATAGATATAGAGCGACGCTTCGGCCTCGTTCTTCACCAGCGTAAGAGGCTTAGCGATATTTGCGCGGTTGTCTGCGTAGAGTTTCATCAGTTTCATGCTGGTACCTGTGTCTGTGCTGCCGGATTAAATAGCTGATCGGCGGCGCCACCGAGTGGTTTATTTCCTGACTTGCGGCGGATCTCGTCTGGCGTCATCCAGCCCATGCCGGTTCCAGGTCCGCCTAGAGCAGCCCGGTTATATTCAGCCTGAGCTTTCAAGTCGCCTTCAATCAGCGCGTCGCGGTCAAAGCGCAGATACTTGCCTGAATCACGAGGGAATAACTTTCTGTTTAGCTCTTGCTCGATCTTGCGCAAATGAGGCTGCAACGTGTAAGTAACAAACCCGCGCGACATTGACTCAATGCCTGAGCCCCAGCTCGTCGATGCGGAGGTCTCGCCAATCATATGAGGCGGCACTCCGAAAGCGCGTGCAATGTCGATCACTTGAAACTGGCGCGCCTCGATCAGCTGCGCGTCGTCAGCGGTAATGCTGATTTCTTTGGCCGTTAATCCTTGAGTTAAAACTAGCGGAATTCGGTGGTAATTATCAGCGCCTGAGTATTTAGTTGAAAATGCAGACTGCAACGCTGTGATCTGATCGTCGCCCATCTTGCCGGGTGCCGAGAGAATCATCGACGGGTGAGCGCCATTCTCGAAAAACTTACCCGAGTATTGATCCATTGCGAGCGCATTGCCAACGGCCGAGCGTGCAGCGTACTGGATCACTGACATTGACTTCAGGCCATCAAAGCCAAAGCCGGGGAAGTGCAGAATTTCGCTTGGCTCGATCCACGTCTGAATGCCGTAGTCAGCGAGCGAAAGGTAGTATCGGACAGACCCGTCTGGCTGACGCATCGGCGAAACTGATCCGGCCGGCAAAGGCAAGAGCTCGCGAATAGCGTTATTTGAGCCGCGACGGATCCAAGTGTAAGAGTCACCGCGCAGCAGCTGGCCGACGCTGACATTTTCCCAATGCGACGCGGCCGTGAAGTTAATATGCGGCTGCTCGTTTAATTTGTACCAAAGATCGTCACGCGCTTGTTTAACGGGGATCTCGCCATCGGTGCGGTACAGATCGCAGGGCAAAGTCATAATCGCGCCAGAGATCCGCTGCACGCAAGCAAAAACCGCGGCCACGCGCATTGCTGACAGAGGTGTGACCAACTGACCCGCTGCGTAAGACGAGATCCCAAAGGCTTGCATGATCTCGTCGCTGTACTGACCCGTCGAGTCAATAGCATTTTTTGGGCGAGCGTCACCCTTGCCAAAGCCTAGCGCCCCGGCAATCTTTGTAAATACGCTCATAAATTCACGAAACCTTGGTCAATTTGATCTGTCGCTGGGTTAAGACTCATCAGCGATACCGCATTAAATAAAGCCATCAGAGGGTCAATTTTTGCAAACCCTGCTGCCTGCTTAGTAATTGATATTGCATTGCCTCTCGGCTCGATCTTTGCATTGCCGACACACCACGCCATCATCTTCTGGCCGCCGTGGATCATCATCCCTTCGGCCAACTTGCGCTCGGAGGTCTTGATCGCGCCTGTCATTTTCCAGCCCTGACTAATCCCGACTATCTTCTCGGGTGGTATATCCATATCGTGCAAGGCTTCGATGATTCCACCGAGGCCGTGTGGGTCGACCCCAACTTTATCCAAAAGACCGCTTCGCTCAACTTGCGACACGATCTGGGCAACGTCTGTCACGTCATCGCCAATTGTTTTAACGAGGGTTAAATCACCATCTATTGCGAAATCGGTAAAACGCGCACCCTCAGACTTTCGTCGCTCCATAACGGATGGGTGCGCCCAGGCATGAGTCCAGACCAGCCATTCGTGCGATTTGCGCTTTCTACCCACGACAGCAAAGCCAAGCAAATCGTCGAGGCCGCCGCCATCGATGCCAATGTCGATAACTTCACATTCATCCAGTATGGTTTGCAGCGTCACAGCTTGCGTCGCTTGCTCTTCCCAAAAATCTGCACCAGCCCAGCGATCAGAGCGAAGATTCAGCCCGATCTCTACGTTGGCGTGCTTGGCCAAGAATCCCCTAAAAGATTCCTCGCCACCTGTCTGTGCTTTCTTAAACTCGCGCTCTAGAAACTCTTGATCTACCGAATAACCTAGATTCGGGTTGACCATTCCAAGGTTCTCAACGAGTAGATGCTCTTTGCGCTCCACCATATCAGGTGGGTGCTCGAAAATAATCGGTACAAAGCGCGGGTCGTGAATCTTGCCATCACGCACGTCTCGCGCATACTGCAATTTCTGCCTAAATACTCCGGCTGGTGGATCGTCTGACTGAGTAGTCAGGTAGATCACAAAACCTTCTGGACGCGATGCCAAGCCGCCGATCGCCTCTCTGAGCATTGATTCGGCTCCGGCCTGCTTGCCAAAAAGCCACAATTCGTCTACCAGAGTGCCGACTGACTTCTTGCCGCCCACTGTCGCGCTGTCTGCAGCCACCACCTTGAGCGTCGCATTACTGTCGCGATGCGTGATGCTCTTAATGTGGGTCTGAACGTGCATTAGAGCGTCGAGCTCTTCGTCGCGCTGAACCATATCGCGCGCTGGTGCAAACGCATTATTTGCCACCTCAACCGTCGGGGCAAGTGCGACAAACTCCGCCGACTGTCTCCAGTTAAGGATTAGCGCGGTCATCATAATGCCAGCTGCGATCGTACTTTTACTGTTCTTTTTGGGTAGGCAAACAAACCATTCTGTGATCAGTCTGCGACCTGAGTCGGCATCGTATGCCCCAAAGATCGAGGCCGCCAGATCAAACACCCAAGGCGCGCAAGCCTCACCAAAAGTAGGCGAGCCCGGTGCGTCGACAATCTTTAACTCTTTAAAAATCCGTAGTGCAATTTCAGCTTGCTCAGGAAAGATCGGTGCAGGGATTATCGACCTGCCTGTCTTGATCCTATCAGCCCAATCTAAGCAGGCCGTTGACCATTCCTTCACTTAACCAACCGTAATGGTGCCGCGACTGGTGCAAATTTTCCTGTTCCGGCTTTCTTCGCAGCCTGTGCGCGCTCTTCTTTCTTGCCGCTCGCACCGGGCTTGCCGTGCATAAATGGCATCAAAGCCTTAGCAGCCTCAAGCCGCATTCGAGGATCTGCAGCCGGGTCATTCATCAGGTCAAGCAAAAACTTTTGCGGATCAGGGCTTGTCTCAATGACAACTGGCGCAATGACTTTGGGCTTGCGACCAGCACCAGGGCGTGCGCCTCCCGTATTCGGTCTAGCGCCTCCACTTTTGCCCTTCACCCCAGCCATTTGTTGATTACCTTTGAAATACGATTTTTTACGCGAATGGCTTGAGAGCGCTTCTCC